GACTTAAAATCGACCTCTTCGGATTGCGGGTTCGAGTCCCGCTGGAGGCACTTTTTCAAACCGCCAGAAATGGCGGTTTTCCTTTTATTTCCAACGGTTTTCAGACTTTCCTATTTCACTCTAATTCACTTCAAATCACGTCATTTCTCTATAAAACGTGGGCAAAATGTGGGCAAAAATCAGAGGTACATGTGCTGCCTGACGTATGCCTCGACCTCGGCGTTTTCCTCCGGCGAGCCGATCGTTAGCAGCCATACGGCATTGTTCTTGCGCTGCACGTTGCCCTTGCGGAGGCATTTGATGAGTCCGGCCGCTTCGAGCTTCTTGGCGATCTTGCCAATGCGGTTGTAAGCCAGCTGCTCACGCTTCGGATTGCGCGGCTCATTGCCGATCGCCACGAGCTCATCCATTGACTGGGGGAGCGTCATGCCCCAATCGATGGCGATTTTGAGCCAGCCGGAAGCGTAGGTGCGAGGAAGCATGTGCTTTTCCTTGGCGGCTTTGTCCAGCGGCCAGTCAGCGGTGAGCCATGCCATGCGGCTGAGCAGGGCGTATTGCGCGAAGTCGAAACTGCGTGCGCCCTTGTGGGTGACGGTGAGTTTTCCTTGGCTTGCGAGTTCTTCGACTGCCAGCATGTTGCGGTATCCCATTTCACGGTCCATTTCCGACCTCCAAGCCATGCGTTACAATGGTTTTGGAAGTCTTTGAGTGAGGCTTCATGTTTTACCTCCGTGGTGCCGTTAACACTGCGGAGGTTTTTTGTTCTGAAACACATTATACACTAACTTGCAAACATGTGTGTATGGCGTGTTGTAAACAAGGGCGCATATTAACCTTGCAAGTGGAAAATATTAACTTGCAAACATGAAATATACATATATACATATGTAACAATTTTCATTCTTTCATACAGCGACAATGCGCTGAAAAACGAAGAATCGGCACGTCCAATCCCCATCTGCGGTAGCTTGAAGCAAGGAGAAAGAAGGGGAAAAATGAAGAAGCTGATTTATCTCATTGCGTCAATACTCTTCGCGCTGACAAGCGTCTATGGCGTATATGACATCTTCGTGACGAAGCAGGATGATCTGATGGCGAGTATTATGGCGGTCCTGTTTGCGGCCTTCCTTGCATGGCTTTTCATGCATCTCTTCCTCAAGCCGGAGCCACGCCATAAGCATCAAGCGACGAATGCGCCTGAATCATCGCCGGAAGCACCCTCAGACGCTCCGACAGCGGAAACGGCACCAATCACCCACGTCAACGCGAATAGTGGCGTGGAGGACGATTACGTGGCTGTGGATATTGAGACCACCGGCCTAGGTCGTGACGCTCGAATCATCGAGCTGGGAGCCGTGAGAATCAGGCACGGACGCAAAGTCGCGACATACAGCCAGCTCGTCAACCCACAGATTCCGATCCCAGCCAAGGTCACGCAGATCACCGGCATCACCGACCACGACGTTAAAGGCAAGCCAACCATCGACAAGGCATTGCCCAGATTCTATGCCTTCTGCGGCAAGGACACATGGATAGGGCATAACATTCGACGCTTCGACATTCCAGTGATCGCCAGGGAGGCGCAGAGGGTCGGTGCCGGAATGCCGGACGTGAGCTTCTACGACACGATGGAATTATCCCAGGCATTGCTGCCGCAGCTCGACCACCATCGCGTGGTGGACCTCATTCGATATTTCGGCATCGCCAAGACCGAGCGGCATCGCGCCTCCGATGATGCGGCACAGACGGCACAGGTATTCGAGCATTTGAAGCAAATATAAGCTTTATAAAGATTTATAAGACAATATAAAAGCCCCACAATCGCGGGGCTTTGCTGTTTTCAGAGGCTGTTCACGGCATTGTAGAATTCCTGCGCGTCCTCGGCCTTCTTAAATTTCAGGGGCAGTGAGCGCAGCGCGCTGTACCTCCATGTGACTGTGCGTTTCTTGATCGTCACGCCCTGCAAATCAGACACCTTGTAGGCTTCGGTCTTCTTATACCGGTGCAGGTACGTCGTGCAGACATCCAATTCCAGCCGATTCGCATACAGGCGGATACCCATAAACAACGGATCGTCAAGCCTTTCGCACTCGTAGATCGCGCCCGGCGCGGGCTGTGGTCGTTTCGCCATGATTACTCCCTTCTCATTTCCATTGATTCTACCCCTCAGACGATGCAGACATGCTCGGCCAGAATCTGCTGGTAGTCTCCGAGCACTTGCATGGTCACGTTCAGTTCATCGGCTATCGACCATAGGTCATCGTCGTACATGTGTTCGAGCAATGCAAGCTCAGCAGGATCGACGAGCATGAGGGCAGTCTGTGTTCGCGCCCGTCGCTCCTGCTTCGAACGATCGTTCACACAACCGGTGTCGCCATGCTTCCAGTGCAGCAATTCATGTACGAGGGTGCAACGTTTGGCCGTATACGTGAGTCGCCGGTCTATGAGGATGACGTGGGTTTCGTTGTCGTAACAGCCCCATAGTCCGTCCGGGAGCAGTGCGCTGGACACGGTGACGGGCAGGCCGATGATCGCGCGGCGCATCGCGCCATAGGTCATACGGCGGTCTATCGGCAGGTCAGGCAGGCTCGTCGTAATCCGGCCCCGCCTCTCCATCGATGGCCTCCTGCTTGCCAACGGCGTCATACGCGGCCAGACCATAGCCGGCCCGCGCCTTCGCCTCGGCCGCTTCAATCGCGTGTTTCTGCGAATCCATCACGATGTCGCCGACCGATACGCCGGTCACCTCGCTGATGCGTTCCAGGTCGCTCAGGTTGAGAGGTCTTGTGAAGTTCTGGCGCTTGTACCAGTAATCCTCGCCGAAGCCGCAGGCCTTGGCGAATTCCTTGATGGTCATGCCGCTGTTCTTCTGGAGTCTGACGCATTCGCGCATGACCTGCTTGGCGAACTGCGTGACTTCGTTTGCTTTCATTCCCATGGCTCTCATTATAGCCAATTACGTAGCCAATGTGTGCGAATTGTGAAGAACTATGAAAATACATAGATGTGGACTACGAAATTGCGTAGATTAAGAACTGTCGAAAGGAAAACAGAGATGAAGACCACAGCCAAGACCAAGACCCCCGACCACTACCCGTGCGGCCACATGCGCGGCCCAGGCTGGCACGACTGGCGCGCCTGCCTCACCAAGCAGGGAATCGAGGAGGATGAATGGCCGGTCTGACGGAAACAGCCAGCTGCAACCTCGCGGGCGAACTGGCCCGCCATCGCAAAACACGCGAAGACCTCGCCAAAGCGTGGGGATGCGCGCCGAAAACAGTGGACACGCGACTCCGCGGCCAAACACCACTCACGACCGACGAAATCGAAAAAGCCGCCCACCTACTCGGCCTCGAAGCCTCCACACTCACCATGGTCCTCATCCAACCAATCGACGCCGCAAGCCAATTCAAAGCCTAAGGAAACCGAACATGACCCAGTTGCTCAACCCGCCGAAACCACCGGAATCGAGGAAAACCATGAAACCACGAATCGAACTCATCGGCACCACCGGCTACGCCATCCGCATCCAGGAAGACAAGAGCGGCCAACTCATCGAGCTCCACGCGGACGGCGAGGAAGTCCTCGCGGACATCCCCGAAAGCACCCTCGACAACTTCGCCTACACGCTCAACGACGACCTAGGGAACATGCGATGAGCCAATCATTCGAACTGCGAATCATCGAGGACGGCACGCACAGCAGCGACCACAGCTGCCTCATCGGACTCAGATTCGACACGGCAGACGGATACCAGGAACACATGCTCAACAAAACCGACCTCATGAACCTCCGCCGCGAAATCGGACGAACACTCAAAGAACTCAACCAGAAGAAGGACAAGAAATGAACATCTTCCAACAACGAGAAAAAATCATCGAAGACCTCATCACGGCATGCAAGGACCACGACGAAGAGAAAACCAACCACCTGCTCAACCAACTCACGGAACTCGACAAGACAGCCGAACAGAAGCCACTGCCCGAAGAGCCGAAGAAGCGGGGCTTCTATGCCACCGCGAATGATGGTCTGCTCCTGCTTAAGGACGTCGATGATGACTGGTCGGCGCGCACATCTTATAACTCGGCTAATCACGCCATCTGGGATGGCGATAGCCAGTATGTGAAGTGGCCGACTGTCTGCGAAACGCTCCCGCCTGAAGCCTTCCCGCTCAAGCGAGTGAACACTGGAGACGGTAACGATGACTGACCATGATTACTGGCTTGAAGACATGCAAGCAATGAAGAAGCGGAGGAAGCCGAACTACACGCGCCGCCGCATCCTCTTCGCCATCGTCAGCATCGGCCTCATCTCCAGCCTGACCATCATGCTCACATGGCATGGCGGCAGCACCACCGCCGCGCTCATGGTGGAAGGCGTGTACATCGCCACCGCATTGTGGCTGATCGTCAGATTCGCGCCACGCGACTAAAAGACTTCCCACCAGCCGACAGTCCAACAAAACAAACCAAATTAGGGATATTTTGCGCGGGCATCCACGTTCACTCATGTCGGCTGGCGGGGACACATAACTGAATATCGATTATTATCCACGCGCCGACGATACCTGCCTTATATACACTGTCGGCGCATTCGGCTGGGCGACGGTTCGCCCGTCCACGGATTCCAATCTCTTCTCTCTCTATCAAAAACGCAGGCACTCCGGTGCTTGCAAACCCTTTCAAGTCCGCCTGACGGCTTCCATCGCCGTCGGCCACGCCACCGACCGCGAACACGTTCAGGTCTGTGTTCCAACGGTCAAAGGGGCGTTCGGAATCCAAGGACGGCACTGGTTCGACTCCGACGCCAGCCACTCAGCCCCATCCACTCGTCAGGACGGGGCACACAACGTCAACAAGCAAAGGAACCACATCATGAACGAAAACAAACCAAAGGTGGCAACATGGGTGCTCTGCGTCGACATCGACCCCGACAACAACCCGGAATCCGACCCAATGTTCATCGCCGCACTTGACATGCCGCTGGACGGCGGCCTGATCAGCGTCACCCTGCCCGGCAGCAGACTCGGCAAAGCAACCGCGCTTGCCGCCCGAATCGCATGCCAGGCCATCGACAAGGCGCTCAAACGTCACCTCGAACGCGGAGGTGACAGCGACACCGCGGAAATGCTCACCGGCCTCCACATCGACCCGATGGCCGACATTCTGGACGGCAGGCCATGACAGACCTGCTCACGCCAGCCGAACTGGCCACCATGCTCGGCATGAGCGTGCGCACCCTCGCCAACTGGAGGAGCACAGGCAAAGGCCCGCCGTACGTGAAAATCGGCGTGGAACCGCCCGAAGGCCATCAGGACAGGCGAAAAGTCCGCTACCAGCGTCAAATCGCTGAACGGTGGGCTCTGGCGCACGAATACCGAAGGACGGTGGCGAGATGAAAAACGGCACGTTCATTCCAGCGACACGGGTCCAAAGCAGTCCAGATGTCAAAAGCGATGGGAAAGCACGCTTCGGCGACAACAATCCGCCCCTCACGCAGCAGGGCATCGACGTGGATGAATTCATCAAACAAAACCGTCATCTGATCGAAAGACTCAGGAAAGGAACCCATTGAAACACGAATACAGCAGTGACGAGCTCCAAGAGCTCAAAAGCATTTACAACGAGTCAGGCGAAGCGGGATTGAGCCGTGACGAAATGCGGGCCCTGCGCAAGGCCGGACTTGTCAAGCAAGACCTACCGCCAGAGCCGGAGAAGCCGCATGAGGATACTCTTGCCGGCTATCAGGAACTATCCACGCCGGAGGAGCCGGAGAAGCCGAAATTGGAGTCCACCAACACGAACCGCAATCCGGAAATGCGTCAGGCAGTCTACGACACCATCGCGGAATTCTGCTCTGGCGGACACGTGCCGACCATCCAGAAAATCGCGGACGCGATGCACAAGAGCAAAAGCACGGTAGCCAACCACGTGCTCGCCCTCGCGAAGGAAGGCCGCATCAGCAAAGACCCGGAGACAGGCCGCTACCGCACCACCAACCCCACCAAAACCACTGAAAAGAAGGAGCCCATCATGACCACCACAGTCCAGGAACAGAAGCCGGAAGCCAAGCCGGAAGAGCCGCGCACCATCATCGCGAACGCCTTGGTCGGCATCTTCGACGCGGTGAGCGCCTTGCAGCGCACAGCATTCCAAGCCAACGACAAAGTGGGCTACGGATTCGCCACGAAACTGCTCACCGGCGAACTCATGGACATCAAGGCCAATTACAGCAAGGACACAAAATGAAGCTCCATTTCGATAGCAAGGATGGCGTTTTCACCGTCAAGGCCGAGAACAAGGAAGAAATCACCCGACTCAAAATGTCCGCGATGGATATCGCAAATCTGATTGTCAATTACTTCGATGCCGAAATTCAGGAAGCGAAAGTGGAGAAGAAATGAAGCGTATTCCACTCAAGGATACGGAACGCTACACGATCGAGCGTTTCCGGCAGTGCAAGAAGACGGAGCGTCATCTCGCGTGGCTGAAAAGCCGTAAGGCCGGTGTGGGCGGTTCCGACATGAGCACGATTCTCGGCCTTAACGCTTTCAAGACGCCTTACGAATTGTGGCTTGAGAAGACGGGTCGCGTGGAGCCGGAGGACATTTCGGACAAGTGGGCAATCGTCAAGGGCAATGCCCTGGAAAACGAATTAAGGAAGCGATTCCGCGCGCAGCATCCAGAAATGCTCGTCACGGACGGAACCGACAAGCAATTCATCAGCCGAGGGAAGCCGTATCTTCGCGCTTCGCTTGACGGCATCCTGCAAGGTGAGGACGGGAGCTTCGGAATCCTCGAAATCAAAACGGCGAGCAACCGTCGAGCGGGGGACTGGCATGACGAGGACGGCAACCTCCGAATTCCGCCATACTATCTCGCACAAGTCGAGTTCTATGCGCTCGTCACTGGATGGATGTGGGGCTACGTGTACGCGGCCATCGGAGACGACGAGCCGGTAGAGATACCGTTCCAGGCCGACGTGGAGGATATGGCCGCGATCGACAAGGCCGCAGCCGACTTCTGGCATTTCGTCACCACGGGCACGCCACCGCAATTGACCGGCGGCGACGTGCAGAAAGCGTTCCCGGAACCAACACCGGACATCGTGGACGAAAGCGACGACGACGACCTGTACGCCCTGCTCGCACAATACAAGAGCGCCACCGGAATGATGAATGACCTGAAGGCCACTCAGAAGGAATTGCAGGAACAGATCATCCTGCGCATCGGCCCGCATACGGGCGTGCGCTGCGGCAACCTCCAAGCCACCTACAAGCCGACGACCCGCAAAGAGTACACCGTCAAAGCCACCACATACCGCAAATTCGCACTCAAAACCATCGAAGAAAAGGAGCAATAAATCATGGGAGCAATCGCACAGCAGGCTCAGGGCCGACAGATGGTCGAGATGACGCCGAAGAAGAACCTCCAGATGCTGATGAAGAAGAGCTGGCCGCGCATCGCCAGCGTGGTCGGCAACAACATCAGCCCAGACCGCCTCTACCAGATGTGCGTCAGCGCCATCAACAAGACGCCGAAACTCGCGGAATGCTCACCGCAAAGCGTGCTCTCCTGCTTCATGACCTGCTCCGCGCTCGGATTGGAACCATCCAACGTGGACGGATTAGGACGCGCCTACGTGCTTCCCTTCTACAACAAAAAATCCGGCGGCATGGAAGCCACGTTCATCATGGGCTATCGCGGCATGATCGATTTGGCGCGACGCAGCGGCCAGCTCGTGGACATCAGCGCCCGAGCCGTACACCAGGGAGACGAATTCTCCTACAGCTATGGTCTCAACGAGGATCTGCACCACGTGCCATGCGCCAACCCCGGCGAACTGACCTACGTGTACATGGTCGCGCATTTCAAGGACGGCGGCCACTACTTCCTTGTCCTTAACAGGCAGGAGATCGAGCAGGCGAGGGCGCGTAGCAAGAGCGGCAATTTCGGCCCATGGAAGACCGATTACGAGGCCATGGCGAAGAAGACCGCCATCCGCCGTGCCGCACCGTACCTGCCGTTGACCGTGCAGGCGCAGACCGCCGCCGCCAGCGATGACACCACGCCCGATTACGGCGACGTGTTCCAGCCGGTGCTCGACGATGACAGCGCCGAAGAAGCTGATGACGTGACCGCCGAGGTCATGGAGCCGGACACCGAAACCGCCGAAGCCGGACAGCAGGCCGATGTGAAGGAGGGCGAGTGATGGCCGGAGAGACTGTTATCACGATCATTGGCAATCTGACCGCAGATCCGGAGATGCGCACGACCCGTAATGGTGCCACGGTGGCGAATTTCAGCATCGCGGCCACGCCGAGAGTGTTCGACAAGCAGTCGAATCAGTGGGTGGACGGGGAAGCCCTGTTCCTGCGTTGCACGGCTTGGCGTGACCTCGCCTCGCATTGCGTCCAGACGCTCCGCAAGGGCATGCGTGTGATCGCGCAGGGTCGTTTGCAGCAGCGTTCCTATCAGGCGCAGGACGGCTCCAACCGCACGGTCATCGAATTGCAGGTGGACGAGATTGGCCCTTCCTTGCGTTATGCGACGGCGCAGGTGCAGAAGATGCAGTCAGGCGGATACCAGGGCAACGCCAATGGTGGCGGCTATCAGCAGCCGCAGCAGGCACAGCAGCAGTCGCAGGCTCCTGCCGATGATCCGTGGGGCGCTCCGGCTGGAGAGCCTGATTTCTGATGCGTGAGTGGATTGAGCCGCCGGACGTGCTGCCCACATGTCCGATTCATGGGGGCGCGCTGTATCCGGCGCGCCCCATCCCATGCCCCGAATGTGAGGCCGAAAGCGAAGACCATTACGCGGACATTGGCGATGCCGACATTTGGATTTTGGAGGACGAATGACGCAGGAAACCACCATCGACGTGCCGAAGGCCTACTGGTGGACCCAGAACAAGCGTGGAGACTGGCGGGCGAAATACCGGCGCACCAGCGTCGTGAAAAGACGCGCCTACCTCACCTACCGCAGTCTCATCAACAGCGGCAAACTCAAGCCGCCAACCAAATGGCCAGTGCACGTCACCGCCATCATCCACCCCTTGACACACGGCAGATTCGATCCTGAGAACGCGGCGCCGATGGTCAAGGCAATCTTGGACGCCATCACACAAGCCGATTTCTGGCCGGACGATAACGCCAGATACGTGGTCGGCCCGGACTACAGGCTAGGCGAGCCAAGCACCGAAAAAGGCGTCTACCACATCACCATCCGAATCGAAGAAGAGGAGCACTGACATGGCTACGAACGTGACCGAGAAAGACAAAGCATTGCAAGAGGTCATCGACTGGTGCGAGCAGCGTGAGATCGAAGGTCTGCGGCTTGCAAACGCTCTTCTGATGCAGCGTGACATGGCCGCATACGGTGTCGTGAAGGGACAAATCAACGCATACGAAAAGACAGCCGATCACTGCCGTTCCTTGCTCGGCTATTCCGGCTCGATGCCTTCCGAGGTGCCTAACCAAAGCGAGGACGCGAAATGAGTAAACGGTACAAGGTTTGTCCACTTTTTTGGAGTGATTACGGCTGTAAACGCACCTTGATGAATATGGGTGTGTTTGAAGAGTTGCTGAACGAGGGTTGGAAGATTCTGCGGGTGGATACCATGCCACCAACGGAATTGCGTAATAATGCCGTCGCAGCGACGAACGTCTACATCCTTGAGAGGGAGGCTAATGATGATTAGCCAATACGACAAGGACATGTGTTGCCTGTATATCGCTGAGGGGATGAGCTACATCTGGCAACAACGAGGGAACCAAGAGCCTTCCCGAATACTTGAATCATTGGCCGATAGGAAGCTCATGAAGCGTGTCCATGGCGGGTATGCGATCACACTCAAGGGCCTGTTGGCAGTCAAGGTGTGGAGACTTCACCTGTTCCTGTTCCATCACGATGAATACAAGTACTTCAGGAGGAAGAAATGAGCAGGGCTGAAACCACCGCCATGCTGTCCGAGCTGGTGGAGAAGAGGTTGAGGAATCAGACCGCGTTTTGGGCGAGCGAGGTCAATTTCGACCGGAACACGCCTGAAGAGCGGCGAGTGGACTACGTGGGCTTCAAGCCATTGAACGTCAACGGCGAGCCAGTGCCCGCAAGCGTGGAGAAAGGCTGCTTCGGGTTCTACGAGGTGAAGTCGTGCATGGCTGACTTCACGAGCGGCAACGGCCTGACGTTCTACGGCGACCAGAACTATCTGGTCTGCACGAAGGAACTGTGCGACGAAATCGTATGGCAGAAGATGGTGCCGCCGCGAGTGAACGCGATCCTTACCCCCGATTCGACCGGCTCGAAACTGATTCTCGGCTACGTGCAGTCATACAACGACCTGTCATACCGGCGACGGCCCGCAAGCGAAATCCTGTGGGCAATGGTCAAAGCAAACGGAAAGAGGACGAATTGAGCAAGACGATCAGATACGTGGAATGCGGCCACTGCGGCGAGACCGTCGGCGCATATTACGTCACCTGCCCGTACTGCGGATACCGCATGGTGTCCGCTCGGCAGGCGGTCATGGATGGCTTGGCATGGTGACGCTCGACCCGCCACCGGACTTGGTGGAGATCGCCGAAGCCTTGGATGCGATGGCGAAACCACACGTGGGAAGCGGTTGGGCGAACACCAACTACACCGATCTGCCCTGCACCACGCCACGGCAGGAGGCCATCTGGATGGCATACAACGGAATCACAAGAGGGGAGGATTGATGGCAAGGCGCGGATACGTGCAATTGGCCAATGGCTTCTATCTCAACCGGAAGGTACGCCGTTTACGCCGTACCATGCCATCGGCCATCAGCGCCTTCGTCATCATGCTTTCCTACTGCGGCGACAACCTCACGGACGGTTATGTGGACTCGGACACGGCGGAATTCGTGCTCGACATCACCACACAGGAGCTTGACGCTTTGCAGCAGGTCGGATTGATCGAGGCCGTGGATGGCGGCTATGTCATCCACGATTACCTTGAGCATAATCGGAGCCGTCAGCAGGTGATGGCCAAGCGCAAGCGTGAGCGTGAGCGGTATTCTGCCGAAAGTCTGCCGGCAGAAAGTGCGCAGACTGCCGGCAGAATCGAAACAGAATCGGGACAAACACCAGAACACCAGAACACCAGAACCCAAAAGAAAGATGAAGAAGAATATTCTTCTTCTTTCTCCAAAGAAATCGGGGTAAGCGACTTCGAGCTAGTGAGGGAGAAGGCGCACGCCAACGCAGACATCATCCGAAACTATCCGAATCTCGACCTGTCGGACGCGTGGAATGCCTTCGCCGCTCGCCACTACGGCGAGACACGCACCGTCAACGACTGGTGCCGCCAATGGAAAGGCTGGTGCCAACGCAGAGCCAAAATGAGCGGCATTCCACCGTCGAAGCCACACAGACACACATGGCAATGCGAACACGTCCTGCAAGCGCTCGGACGCGACAAGGAAACCGCCACACCAGACCAACAAGCCTGCCAACTCGCAGAACGACTCAACAAGGAGCAGAACACACAATGATAGAACCCAAACCCATCTACCATCTCACAGACGCCGAATACCACCGACGCATGGCCAAGGCTTGGATGGAAGGCTACGCAGCCGGATGGAAAGACCAGGAATGCGATTTCCCGCCACACACAAGCGACAATCCATATCTGGAGGACACAAAATGAACGTCTACATCGTCACCGCAAACGCGGCCGACAAGGACGCATACCGAGACTATACGACGTTAACGCTGGGCGATGCCGATTACCCATTCTTCAACATGCGCGGCAAATTGGCCATCCAATGCGGGGAATTCGTGAGCATCATGGGCGTATACGGCACGTTGGAGCAAGCCAATCATCGCATGCGAGAACTCGACAAGAAAGGGTTTGACACTGTGCAGGTGCGCGAATGCGCCGTCGACGAGGACTGTTGGAGCTATGTCGGAGGATACGAGGAATGATGAAGCAAAGAATCGACTTCGCCCTGCAACCAGTGTCACTCGGGCCGAACTTCATCGGCTTCGCCGTGGATGTGCCAGTGCAACCATGCAAAAACGGCGAAATAGGACCATTCACCAGAAAAACCACCACCAGCGACGGAACAACCGCCCTCACGTACTACAAGCTTACCGATGACTTCGCAAAAAGACTCGACGAAGCCATCAAAGCCTTCAAAACCAAGCTCACCGAACCGGAGGCCACCAAATGAAGAAAATACTCGAAGACATGATCATCAAGTGGCATCAGGCCGGTTACGCGCTTGACGAGATCGCGCCGCTCGTGCCGCAGGTGCCGAAAGCGGAAGTCGCCGCGATCATCGCACGATACGACAAGGAGACTCGACTTTGACCGAATGCCAGCACTGCCACAAGCCCATGAAAACGGCGACGGCGAACCTGCTCTGCGCATCATGCCGCACGGACTACTGGACCATGATCCGCCAACTTGGACACGTCCAACTGCCCGCATTAAGCTCCATCATGCTCAAACAAGCGCACATCGGAGCTACGGGCCACACGCCAAACAAAGGCAACGCACCAATACCCATCGACACGAGAGCGCAAGCCCTCATCACCGATTCCGAAGCGTGGCTCGCAGAACAAGCAGGCAAAATCAGATCCGCATACGCAGGATACGGCTGGCGCAAAGCATGGCTCGCCATATTAAGCAATCGCCATACCATTTTGGACATGACCACTGCAGTAGACGATTACGCAGCCCTGGAACACATCAGCCGACGCAACGAGACGGCCTTGACACCAGAAGAGGCAATGGTCATCATCGGCACATGCCCAAAATGCGGCCACCAAGCCACCAGCACGCCACAGGCCGACGAATGGACATGCCCGCACTGCAAATGGCAAGGCGGAGTCCAAGCCATCAAAGCCACACGCGACAACAAGCTCTGGCAACTCGAATACACCGGAAAACCAGTCGAAGTCGCAAGATACCTCGCCAAAATGGACATCCACTGCACAAGCGACCAGATCCGCCAATGGCTTACCAGAGGCAAACTCCACGCCACGCCGACAAAACACAAAGGAGAGTACGTGTTCAACCTCGGAGAACTCACAGCCATGCTTGACTGTCACAATTAAAATGCTATACTGTCGTATGTTCGTAGAATGAATGGCTCAGCATAATGATAGCTGGGCCATTATTCATATCGCTTCGGTAGCTCAGTGGCAGAGCACGAGGGATAGCACAGATACCAGAGGACGGATACCTTACCGGCCATGGCTTCCTACTTCTTTAAATCGAATGCCCGTGATGATAAAGACAGTGCACCCCACACAAGCGCTGGTTCGACTCCAGCCCGAAGCACCACAAGGCGGTGATCGTATGCCAGGAAGAGCACGCAAGACCAGCCGCCAATTCGAGAAAGACAAAGCAACATTCTTCGCACAGTGCAAGGCACAGCATGCAGTCTGCTGGCTCTGCGGCATGCCGATAGATTATTCAGCACCGAAGAACACAAGCGATGACAGCTTCAACCTCGACCACCTCTATCCCGTCTCGAAGCACCCCGAACTCCAATTCGACCCAGCAGGCTTCAAACCAAGCCACACCAGCTGCAACCGACTAAGAGGCAACAGTGACCCGCCCGCACCAATCGGCACACTCTCAAGACAATGGATAACAACAGCATGAGCAGGAGGCAATGATGCCACAGCAGCCAGTCACACTAGAGCTCACCGCCACAATCAGCGACAAGACATTCCCAATCAGCTCATTCACCGTCAACATCCCAGTCAAAGTCACCCACAACGAAGTCAACACCTTCACAGTCGGCGACTGCTACACCACACTCATCACTCCAAAGCCACCAAGCACAGACGAACTCATCACACGATTCACAAACGCAATCAAAGCATTCAAAACAGCATTCGAAACCAACCCCGACGGGGTAGGGGCGGTGAAATCCTGAAAACCACCCCGAACCGACCCACGTCCCGCGTGGTTGCTCTTCCTCTCCCCGACGGACGAAATTGACCGGGGGTCGCGCGCGCGATTGCAGATTCGAGGTGAAGCATGTCAGCGAAATTCCCGAGTCATAATGTGGCGGAGGCTTTGGAGCGCTCATTGAAGAACGCCGATGGGCTGAAGGCCGTGAATTCCGCAGTGGTCGCGGCCGCCCGCGTACTGGCTGGTCGGATTGACTTCCTGAGTGTCACCGGATTCGTTGACGAGAACGGGAAGATCGACAATGTGACTCTGCCGACTTTCCTGAAATACTGCCAGTCTCTCGGATTGACCTTGGACGCTCCAGCGAAGGTCGGGCGTCCGGCCAGGCAGAAGCCCGAAGTCAGGGCTGAGGAAGCGAAGAGCGACAAGGTTATCGCGATGGATGATTTCATGAAGCGGTTCGGCTGAGGAGGTTGCGATGGCTGCTGAGAATCTTACGGTTTTCGGTGCCATCGACGATGAGCATCATGGCGTGACCTTGCCGCGTATCTTCACGCCGCCGCTCCGTCCGTTGACGAGGGAGACGAGCAATGGTTTCGCGGTAATCGCGTTCGCGGAGATCATGCTGCACGTCCACCTTTACCCGTGGCAACAATGGTTATTGGTGCACGCACTCGAACTGCTTGAGGACGGTAGTTACCGTTTCCGCAAGGTCATCGTTCTGGTGGCCAGACAGAACGGCAAGACCACGCTTATGGGCGTTTTGGCCGCGTGGTGGCTTTTCGTCGATTCCAACAAGCATCCGGACAGGGTGCCGCCCGTGAAGTTTCTCGTGGTCGGTGCGGCGCAGACGTTGGACAATGCGAAGGGCCCGTACAATCAGGTCAAGGAGTGGTGCAATCCTCAGCCTTCGACTGATGAAGAAGCGGATCTGGTGATTCCGGATCTCGCCGCGATGACGCAGAAATTCGTCAACACGAACGGCGAGGAAGCGATCATCACCCGCTCGAAAGCCCGATATATAGTCCGCGCCGACAAGAACATTCGAGCGAAGAGCGCTGCCCGCGTGGTGTTTGACGAGCTTCGTGAGCAGCACAATGACGATGGCTGGAACGCTGTCAGCCAGACCACGAAGGCCGTATGGTCGAGTCAGTTGTGGGGCATTTCCAACGCGGGCGATTATCGCAGCGTCGCGCTTCGCAAGCAGGTGGACAAGGGCCGCAAGCTTGTTGACGAGTGGACGCGCCTGAGCGCCGACGGTGGCAATCCGGCCGACGTGTTCCTGTCCGGCGAGCAGGATGGATCGTTCGGCTATTTCGAGTGGTCTGCGCCTGACAAGTGTTCGGTGGATGATGCCGACGCTATTCGCCAGGCTAACCCGTCGCTCGGCTATGGGCCGATGACCGTCATGTCGGTTCGTTCCGATATTGACGGCATGACCGAGGCCGCGTTCCGCACCGAGGTCCTGTGCCAGTGGGTTACGGCTGACATCATTCCTTTCATCAATCCGAAAATGTGGGCCAGCGGCCTTGATTCGCGTTCCACGATTCCGGACGAGAATCGAGTGGTGCTGTCCGTGGATACGAGCGCGGACCGTAAGACCACGTATGTGGCCGCTGCCGGAATGCGTGCGGACGGGTTGCCGCACGTGGAGTTGATTGCTCGCCGTGACGGCATGCTGTGGGTGCCGCACTTTTTGGATCTGCTTCGTGAGAGCTGGCCGGACATCTGCGAGATAGCAGTGCAGTCGAAAGGCTGTCCGGCAGTCGATTTCATCGACCCGCTCACCGAAAAAGGCTGGAACGTGCATCTCATCGAAGGCTTCCGGTTGGGCGCGTGCTGTGGCCGCTTCCACGATCGCGTGCGTGAGGGGAAGTTGCGGCACCTTCCGCAGCCCGCCATCGAACAGCAGGTTTCCGTGGCCGTATCCCGGCGTCTTGGCGAAGTCGAGGTGTGGGACCGCACCAAGTCCGCATTGCAGATTTCCGGCTTGGTGGCCGAATCGCAGGCGCTATACGCCTTGGAGACCATGCAAGTCGAAAACGAAAAACCGAAATATGCGCCGAGCGTGACCCATTTCGCAGTCGTATGACCCAGTGAGGAGGTTTCATGGGGTTCTTTTCCAGATGGCTCAAGAAAAGCCCGGTATCCGTGGCCCAGAAGTTCTCCGAATCGTCAGTCAACATTTCGCAGGTCGCGCAGCTGCCGATCGATTGGTTCGGCGCCGGAGTCTACGAGCGAGAGGCGGCGGTGCGCACCGTCATCGACCATATCGCGCGGAATATCGCCAGCATGCCATTCAAGGTCTACACTCGCCAGCCTGACGGTGACCGTGTGGAGGACACGACAAGCCATTTGGCGCAGTTGATGGCAAAGCCGAGCGTTCTTCCTGGCATGACGCGCTACCGATTCTTCTACTCGCTGCTCTGCGATGGCCTGCTCAATGACCGATGGCTCTGCCTGCTCGATGCCGACAAGAAGACCGGCAGATTGTGGCTGCGGCGTATTCCGGTGCAGAATTTCACTCTTTCCGGCAACACTCTTGATGAGATCACCGGCGTGCAGATCAGTACCGGACAACCGGAAGGAAGCCAGTACTTCAAACTGCCAGACCCGCAGATTCTGCTGGATGTGGGCTACAGCACGTCCGGCATCGGCGGTTCTCCCGTGTCCGGCACTCTCGCCCCGCTTCTGGCGGAGGCGCGTGAGATGGCCGAATATCGTCGTGCGATAGCGAAGAACGGCGGTCAGATTCCGGCGTACATCTCCCGTCCGAAGGAGATGCCGTGGCCTTCGCAGGAGGCGCAGGACGAATTCGTGCAGGGCATGCGCAACTACAAGGCAGGTGGAAATCTTGCCGGTGGCTGGCCGCTGCTCAACGACGGCATGGAAATCAAGACAGTGGACGCGTTCAAGCCGATTGACATGCAGGACATCGACGCGAGGGACAGGATTCGCATAGACGTGGCCAACGCCTTCCATATCGCGCCGGAGAATCTTGGCTTCCGCAGTGGCACGAATTCCAACATCGCTTCCTTCAAGGAGCAGATGTGGAATGTGGAGTTGATGCCGTACATCGTGGCGTTCGAACAGTCGCTCAATTTGCTGCTGCCTGACGCGCTCGGCCAGCCGGACGCCTACATCGAAGCGAATGTGGATGCGAAGCTTCGCGGCACGTTCTCCGAGCAGTATCAGGCGCTCAGCACGGCCACGGGGCGCAGCTTCATGACCACGAACGAGGCGCGGCGCATCCTCAACTATCCGAAGCTTGATGGTGGCGACGAATTGGTGACGCCATTGAATGTGGCAACCGGCGGACAGCCCAGCCCGCAGGATGGCGGCAGGACGCAGAACGCGCAACAGAACAATCCAGTGAACGGAGAAGGACAGTGAATCTCAAACAGCTCAGATTCAACGTGAAATCCTTGGATGATTCCGCTGGCGAAGGCATTTTCAGCGGCTACGCCAGCACTTTCGGCAACAAGGACCTGCAGGGTGACGTGATCGCCAAGGGCGCTTTCGCGGAGACCTTGGAGAAGGACTACGCCGGCGGAGCCGGCATCCCGATCCATTGGAACCATCAGGACGGCAAGCCGACCGACATCATCGGACGCACTTTGAGCGCCGTCGAGGACGAGAAGGGCCTGCTCATCTCGGCCCAGCTCGATATCGAGGATAATCCGACCGCCCAGCAGGCTTACGACCTGCTCAAGGATGGCAGGGTCCATCAGATGAGCATCGGCTTCGTGCCGACGAAGACCGCGTGGATCACGGAAAAGGGCGATGGCCCGTGGGGTGGCCATTCCGAATTCCAGCAGATCAAGCTTTTCGAGATCAGCGTGGTGCCGGTGGCCGCGAACCAGCAGGCCGAGATTCTGGCCGTCAAGTCAGGTCGCGCCATCAGCTCCGCCAACGAGGAGAAGCTTCGTGCCGCATTGGCGTCGCTGAACGAGGTGCTGGAAGGCATCGATTCCGACAATTCCAACACTTCCGACGAAGATAAGCCGGATGATTCCAAGACCGGCGAGAAACAGGATGATAAGAAGCTTGCCCCTGATAAGGGTAGGGACGCGGAAGCTGAGAAGGCCGAGCGTCTGAATGTAATCAAATCCGCCCGTGAATTGGTCACTGGCGGCAAGGACAACAAGGAGACCAAATGAGTTTCAATGATCGTCTCGCCAAGACCAAGGCCGCCATCGAAGCGGTGCTGGCCAAGGGCGAGGATAATCTCGACGCTTCCGATATTGAGAAGCTGAAGGGCCTGAACGCGGAGGCGCATGAATTGCAGGACTCCATCGAGACGCTGGACACCGTGCACAAGCGTTTCGAGGGGCTGACCGACAATCTGACGAACACTCAGAAGAGTGGTGCCGCGTCCGGCGAGTCTCTTGGCGATTTCGTGGTGAAGAGCATCGGCGAGCAGCTGGCGAAGATAAAGGGAGTGTCCGGAGCGTCAATCGCAGCACCGGAATGGGTTCCGCGCCGCAAGGCCAACACCGACACGCAGGTCACCGGTGGCCCGTCCGGCGTGTACGGCTCCCTGCTGACCTACGTGGACCCGAACTTCGTCCAGGCTTACCGCCGTCCGACCATCATCAACCTATTCGGTGTCGGCGCGGTCAGCGGCCAGGCCATCATCTACTACGTGGAAGGCGAACAAGAAGGCGATTTCAAAACCGTCGGCGAAGGCGAGAAATTCAGCCAGATCCATTACGCCGACGCCACCGAGCACACCGACGCATTATCCACAATCGCTGGATTCATCAAGGAATCCAACGACATGATCACCGACCTCGAATTCCTGAAGTCCGACATCGATGGACGCCTGCTCTACGGCCTGAGCATCGTCGAGGAGAAGCAGCTGCTCAACGGCGACGGTACCGGCAAGAACATCAAGGGCCTGCTGAATCGTGAAGGAATCCAGTCATACACAGCTACCGACGCCGGCAACGACGTTGCCATACTGCACGCGCAGTCGATGATTTCCATCACGACCGGCATGATGCCGGATGCCCTTGTCATCAATCCGACAGACTATGAGGCCATTCGGCTGAAGAAGGACAATGATGGCAATTTCATCGGCGGTGGACCGTTCTATGGCGTGAATGGCGGCGCGCTGACCATCACTCCGCGCCTCTGGGGTCTGGACACCGTGGTGACTCCCGCTGTCGATGCCGGCACGGCTATTGTCGGATCCTTTAAGGGTGCTGCCACCTTCTATCGCAAGGGCGGCGTGACGGTTGAGGCCACCAATTCCAATGACACCGACTTCATTTCCGATTTGGTGACCATTCGCGCCAAGGAGCGTGTGGCTTTGGCAGTGCGCAAGCCGAAGGCTTTCGTCAAGCTGACCCTTAAGTAAGGAGACATGATATGGCTCGACAGTTTCGAGTGATTCCAGCCTCGGCGGCGAAACTTGACCCGAATGCCAACGTGGCCGATGTGGTCTTCGTCGGGGTCAACGGCAAGCCGACCGACATTGGCGGTTCCGCCGCCGCGCCGTATGTGCTTCCCGCTGCCGCCGAGAACGCTCTCGGCGGTGTGAAGCTGGCTAATGTCGCTTCGGCTGGTAATGCCAATGCCGCTGTGGGTGTAGCCGCTGGCGATGCGCCGACCAAGGCCGAGCATGACGCGCTCGTGACCGCTTACAACGATTTGGCGAAGCGTGTCAATGCTCTTGTGGCTGGTCTTGTGGCTGCTGGCGTGGTGAAGACGAGCTGAGACGGGAGGTCGGCATGAGTGATGTGAATGTGATTCCTGACATGATTGCCGACCCTTCGGCTTTCGAGGATGACGCGGCTTTCAGGCTTAAGGCTGCTCAGGCGGCGATTAGGCGTGAGTGTGGCTGGCATGTCATGCCGAACACGGCGCTTAGCGGTGTGATTAACACTCGTGGTGGTTCGGTGATTCGTTTGCCCGCGCGTCATGTGACGAGCATCGAATCATTGACCGACCGTGATGGCAACAAGCTGGCTTACGCCTATGACCCTGAGACTGGTCTTGTGGAGTCATTGTCTGGCGGTTTCCCCGCTGGGATCGCGGCCATCCGCTACGAGATTCACGCGGGCTATGATGACGCGCCGGACGTGCAGTCGGTGCTTATCAGTGCCGCGAAGCGTGCCGGCATGAGTCCGGTCGGGCTCGTCACCTCGCAGTCCACTAACGGCTCCAGCGCGAGTTTCGACGTGGTGTCGCTCATGCAGGAGGAGAAGGACAAGCTCAAACCCTACCGGCTTGGAGGCTTGCCATGAGCCTGCTTGACGACCTACATGCCGGTGGCGGCTGGCATATGCCGGGCGCGACCAAGTGGCGGCGCTTGCGTGCGAGGAAGGTCATGGACCGGTATTCGGGCGAGTTGACTGGTGAGGATTGGGAGCACCCGGACGTGCTGGAATTCCATGGTTCGCTGTCGAGTTCCAGCAGTATGAGGACTCCTGATGCTTTGCGTGAGGAGACCACGAGCACGGCATATCTCACTGCTCCTGACCCGTCTTTGGATGTGATGCCGGGTGATCGTATCAGGGCGATGCCGGATGATGGACGCTGTTGGGAGGTGTCCGGCTATCCGTCGCGTGATGCCAATGCTTTCACTTCGTGGCAGCCGACGATTGAGATTCCATTGAGCGAGTACAGGGGGTGATGGTCTTGGGTGTGATGGTCAAATTCAACGACAAGTATTTTGACGAGCTGATGAATTCGGCTGGCGTCAAGGCCATGACCCGCAGGGCCGCCGAGAAGACGCTCGAATATGCGAAGGCTCACGCTCCAGTGGACACCGGCGCATACCGTGACGGCTTGCAGATCGAGGAGGTCAAGCATGCGCACCGCACCACATGCATGGTGGTCGGCACCGATCCGAAGACCCTGCTCGTGGAGTCGCGGACCGGCAATCTCCGCAAGGCGCTCAAGGCGGGCAAGTCATGACGGCGGTGCTGCCACCGGATCTCGAAGCATGGCTGTGCGACTACCTGCGCGGCCAACTGAAGCCCTCTCTCGGCACGATTCGCGTGGCCAATCGAGAGCCGGACGATTACGACGGCACGTATCCTCTCGTGGTCGTGCGTGACGATGGCGGCAGCCAGTCCAATCGCGTGCTCTTCGACCGCAGCATTGGCATTACCGTGCGTTACGGCTCACGTTCCGCTTCGGGTCCTTGTCGTGATTTGGCGGCTCGAATCTACGGCCTGCTCACCGACCCTGAGATTTGCTCGCTTGATGGTTCGCCGATCGCGGCAGTCGAGGAGGACGGGTGCAATGGCCCGTATTTCGTGGCCGAGGATGCGAACATCGCAAGATGCTATCTGACCGTGGAATTCTCCGCTATTGGAGAATTCCAATAATTCAATAATTCTTAATTTTTAGGCGTTGAAACGTTTGTTTCAGCGCCTTTTTGTTTGAAAGGACAAAATATGGCAGCTGATTCAGCAGGTAATGACCTTAGCGCCGCGAAGATCGTGGTGACAAGCGCCTTCCGGTTCGCACCTTATGATGCGACGCAGAAGCTGACCGCTGATCTCATCGCGCCGACCGTGGCCGACGTGAAGACCGGTTTGGACAAGATTTTCACCAAGGGCGGTTTCGTCGGCCTTATCACCGAGGATGGCGCGCCGCAGGACAGCCGTGACGCCGACGATGCGATCAAATTCCACCAGCCTGGATATTCGATCAATGGCAAGGCGTCGCTGACCGCGCAGTTCACGGTGGCCGAGGATAACGACATCACCCGTCAGATGACCATCGGCAAGCCGGACGCGAGCGGCGTGTATCACGTGACCGACGTGATTCAGGACGGCAAGTGGTTCTGCTATCAGGAGACGGTGTTCAAGAATGGCACGCATCGCCGTCGTCTTGGTGTCGTGAATCTGACTGGCAACGAGCAGGGTCAGGATACGGCCGGCAAGAACACCGGTGACGCTTGGACCATCGAATGGATTCAGGATGACGCCTGCGATTCCGGCGCCTCGAAGTACCTGCAGTCCTTCGTGATGCCGAAGGCTTCGTCCGATTCTCATGCAACCGATCATCAGGCTGATGATTCCGAGTCTCAGCCGGTCACCGACTGACATTGATTCTTCCCTGCACATGTTTCTTTCTTCCTTTCTTCGCATGTGCTGGGATTCTTCCTCTTCATCCAGTGGAGTAAAGGAATTTTTCATAGTCGTTTGAAAGAAGGAAGAAATGACCAAGAACGTGATGCCCTCCGCCGCCGATTTCGACGCCTGGACTCAGGAGGACGAGGAGAAGGCGCTTGAAGCGTCGGCCGAGCGGATGAAGGTGAAGCACCTCATCAAGGACGGCAGCGTATGGTTCCTCGCACCGCACGGCCACATTTACAAGCTGCCTCTGAATCTCAGCATCGATGATTTCGTGCGCCTGTCCGACCTGCAGTCCAACACGGAGCAGATCCAGACGTTGAAGGAGATTCTCGCGGCTTTCGCTGGCGAGGATGCGGCCAAGGAGCTGGCGAAGGAACCGGCAATGGTCCCATTCAACATTTTGAACGATTACGGCGAGGTTTTGGCGAAGATCCAGGGCGTCGAATTGGGAAAATCGTCGGCTTCTGCCAGCTCCTCCAAGGAGACGCCGGCAGTCGAATAAGGGCCGATTTCGCGGCTCTCTGTTGGAGTCTGCAGGCCGATTTGGGCGGCAGACTCCGCTACGCGGATGCCATCGCCTTGTGGGAGAACCTTTCGGCCGATCCGAGCACTTACACCGGTATGACTGCGGTGCATATGGTGCTGCCGATGGATGCGACGGCTATCATCACCGCGATTCAGGCGGGCGGCACGTCGATTCTGGGCGATCTCGCGCCGGAAAATGCGGGGGAGCGGCACGTTGAAGTGACCGATGAGGA